GTAAATTCATACTTAGGATATACCATAGATGGTCTATTACGTCTATCTAATGTATGGAATACATGCTCTTCTGGATTTACATTGGTAAATACATATTTAATAGTATTCCATTTGTTAGAATCCATATCACCTTTAAGATCATTATTAACTATCTTAATATCGAAGAAACTGGCTACATCAGATTCATAACCTGTAGTTATCTTAGCTAGTTTACCATCCTTACTAATTATCTTCATAGACTCTAGTTCACTATCGCACTTAGTACCAGTAGCTATAAGTTCATTAACTTTACTATAATCACCAGTTACATTAGCTTCAGCTTTAGCTCTAACTAAATCTTTATCTACTTTAGCTTTAAGTTCTAGTACAGTCTTATAGACAGTATAGTCTTCTTCTGTAAGATCATCTACTACTATAGATTTAAATCCAGAACTAGCAAAGATCTTATTAGCTATACCTCTATAAGTATCAGTACTTACACTATCAAAACCAGTATTAAGAGTTGCTCTTAATACACCTTCACTGTCTCTTAGCCTACTAGATACTAACTTAACAGCTACTGCTAATGAAGCTAATACCATAGTACCTAATATATCACCAGTATAAGAACCTTTTATAGTGTTTTCATAGACTACTTTCTCTACATCTACTTTCTCTACTACTGGTTCTTCTTTAACAGTTTTAACCTCTTCTACTACTGGTAGTGGGTTATTAACTATTCTATTCTCAGGAGCTACATATATAACTCCATTATAACCAGATTCATTAGCCAATCTTCTTACTAATGGATCTTTACTTAATCTAGGATCGTAGATCTTATTTTCTTCTCCTAAAGTAACACCTTCTACTTTAGGTTTACGTAGCGGAGTACCGTTATCTGTAACTACGGTACCATCCCAATACATCTTAGTATTAAGATCTCTTTCAACATCTTTTATCCCATACTCCTGTATAGGAGTTTCTACTACATCTGGAAATGGTTCTTGACCTATAGTTACCATTTTAGACTCCTTATATTTTAATATAAAATAAGCTAGTAGAATAGATAAAGAATTTAGCTATTATTCTCTATATTATACTAGCTCTAATAGAAAATATTATATATACTTTCTATATAAATAATATCTAATTGAAACTACGCCACTCTGATAGCTTATTAGGCTATCAGAGTGACTATACTATATTATAGTGTTATTTACTTTCTGCATAAAGTAAATTAACTTGATTATTCAGTTTTTCTAAATAATCAATATTAGCTAATCTATAGCTGGTTATTCTGCTTTTATCTGTAAACTGGTCTAAAGCCCAGTTATCAGCGTTCATAGACATTAATCTTTGTACCAACGGGTCAATAGGTCCAAAGATTCTGAATAACCTTTTAGTAAGGTTAGCTAATAACATGTTAAACCGGTACTCTAATGTACCTGTCTGGAACATGTTACTAAATCTATCTTGTAGCATGTTACCTCCTTTCATAAACGAAGTAGTACAGATACCAATATAAGGTATCTGTACTACTCTCTATATTAATAATATCTAACTATAAATAAATCAAAATGATATAAAATAGACTACTAGTAGGATGTTACTCCTACTAGTAGTCTTATAGTGTTATTAGGTTATAGCTTATAGCTAGCTATTAGAAGCTAGTTACAACTTGTGTACCTAGTTTATATTAAAAACTAGTTACAACTTTGTAACCACGGATGCACTTTTTAAGAGTCTCTGTAATACCCTCAATATCGAACTCAGCTACGATTGGTAGTGATGGGATGTAAGAGAATCTTGGCTCAATGTGTAGCTCTTTAACAGTGCTGTTAGCTCTTGTAGTTTGAACTTCACGGTTGAATGGTGGTGTATATAGACCGAAACCGAAGTTTAGAATATCAGGAGCTGTGTTTCTATCTGGGTTGCTAGGGTTAATAAAGCTAACGATAATTTTCTTATCCATTAATGGGTTGCAAGTTGTTACAATAACAGCATCAGTATCGTGTGTTAGTGTAAATGTGTTGCTGCTTACGCTAGCATTTACAGATGGTTGTAGTTGTTGACCTAGGTATCTAGCTACGTATGGGTTAGTACCGATTACAACTGTTTTTCTTACGCCCGGAGCTAGTTTCTCAAATACGTTAGTATAGTTAGACTCAAGACCCATTACAGTTACTACGTCTGCAATCTTATTCAATATGCTAGCAGCGATGTCTTGGATTCTCTCGTAGCTTCTTAGGCTATCTGTGTTCTCATTAACTTTTAGTGTCTCTTTATGGAAGAATGGAACATAAGCAACATCTGCATGTGTTCTAGTTAAAGCTGACTCAAGAGCTTTAGCTTCTTTAAGATCGCTAAGGTAGCTTGTAAATCCGACAAGTGTATTTACAGCGTTAACACTCATAAGTGCGCTTACAGCTAGAGATTGTTTTTCAACTGTCTCTGCAATAGCATCGTTATCTTCACCAGTCATGTTGAAGATTGGTTTAAGTACGTTAAAGCCACTTCTGAACTCGCAGATGTGTCTATATCTTCTGCTTACAGAGCTTAATAGAATACTTCTCTTTCTGAAGTTGCTATTTGTAACAGCTACGTCAAGATCATAACCAACTACTGACATTTTAGCAACAGCTTCTGCGATTTGTTGGCCAACACCAGTTTTAAGATCAGTTACGATAGTACCATCGTCAACTTTCTTAATCTCTAGAATATCAAGTTTAGTAGCGTTAAGTTTGATAGTACCTTTATCAGTTCTTACAGAACCAGTAACAGCTAATTCAACTTTAACAGCATACTCATCACCACCTGCTAGTGTAGCACCGAATAGAGCATTGTCAGCGTTCTCTTTATCTTGGAAGTCTTTGCTAGTCTTAGTATTAAGAACGAATTCACCGCTGAAGTTAGCAGTAAGCTCTTTGTTCATACCTTCTGCTGGTAGTTGGAAGTGTACTCTTGGTCTATGCGATAGGTCAAGTTTAACTTGTAGATCTTTTTGAGCAGCATTTTGGAAACCTACGTATAGGTTAGTAAGACTCATACCACGATCTAGTGCGTCTGTAAAGTCTGTTACGCTACCTTTAGCAAGATCAGCTTTAGTATTAGTTACACCGAAAATATCGATGTTAGCACCCATTCTATATGGAGCTGAGTTGAAAGTTTCACCGTTTACAGTAACGCCAAATTTAGCATCTTGGACAAGGAACTCTTTATCAGGGTCATTGTCGATAAATGGTTTAATTTTCAATCTGTTATCGTTAAGTAGTTCATTATCGAAAAGGTGTTTCAAGATTGGTTTTTCGCCAAAGTCTACGTCAATACCTCTTGGAGTAATGTGTCTGTACTCTTTTACAAAGTTATCAATGTTGATTTTAACTTCGTAGAAAGCATCAGCTGGGTTCATAACGATTAGTGGGAAGAATGCGTCTGCAAATTCGTCTTGCTTACTAGTAGCAACTGCTAGAGCAATTGTAGTATAGTAAACTGATTGTAGTTGTTGACCATCAAATGCCTCTAAGTTAACACTTAGATCTTTAAGTGTTGAACTAAAGTCAAGAGCTGTATCTACAGACTCGAAGTTAAGACCAGCATCTTCTGGTTTAACAGAGCTGAATGATCCATTAAGAGCTTTAGTATAAGCAGCTGGGTTAATAGTCATAACAGCAGCTTGAACAGCAGCAGCTTTTTGAACTGGAGTTAGCTCAACACCTTTGCTAGCACCTAGTGACTCTAGGTTAATACCATCTAGTGTAGTCTCGATAGTCTCTTTAAGACTTCTAAAGCTATCCTCAGCAACACGTCTATCTTGGCTAGATAGAGACTCTGAGTTGAAGCTAAAGTCAGCTACTGAGTTACGATCTAGAGATTTATATACTTTTTCAGATGCCATCATAGCATCGAAAATACCTTTAATTTGAGTTTTATTCATACTCATATGGGTTCCTTTTATGGTTATTTTTATTATATCCTCGTATGTTTAGTTCCTTGTTATGCTACAACAATCCTCGTTACTAGTATTACTTTATATCCTAGCTATAGATATAAGTATCTAGTTTTTGCAAATAAACATTAAATAACACACTACTATGTAGTTTGCTAGTACCGAAATGATTCTGATATTCTCTAACTATATCAGAAGTCAACATTTTAGCAAATACAGATTGGTTACTTAAAAGTAAGTTACCGAACCCACTATGCATAACAATAAATAGTATATTGTTAGTGCAGCGTACGTTATAGGGTTTTTCGATATTACTCATTGCAATATCCTGTATATAGCTATCGCTAGCTTCTTTATCTATAGTCAAAGACTTTAGAACTGCTTCAGACTCTCTAGCTAACCTAGATAGTTTTACGTTATCCATATCTACATCAGTGTTAACAGGTAATCCTAAATATGTCTTAATATAAGCATCAGTAGTCAATAGTTTAATAATATCAGACTCTGGTATACCTATATCCTTTAATCCATAAATAATCTTTCTGTTATTAACATCTGTTATAGTCACATTAGGTTGTTTACTTAATAGAACCTCACCATCTGGTTTACTATTATTAAGATCATTTCTAAAATAGAACTCTATATTAGAAAGTATCTTATCAGATACTGGGTTACCTACTACGTAATCTGGTACAAATAGAGTAGTTAAACCTCTATCGTTAAAATTCTCTTTACCAGTTATAAATTCCATAGTAAAATCTCCTTATACGATTTTAGTATTACATTCTATAGTATAACCTATAGAACATAAACTCCTATAGATAGATACTAAAAAATCAGAAATCTTGAATAGTACTATATCTGTGTATCTTTTTTAAAAGATACACTATACTTAGATGTATCAAATTGTAAAATATTGTAAATAATGAAAAGAACAAGGAAAGTGTTATGAATAGAATAGATATTCTTATAACGTGTGTTATATTATTGTTTAGAGAACGAGAGATAACTAAAGACGGAACTTATGATAGTAGAAACTTAGTAAAGTCTATACTTAATGTTACTAAACCTAAACGTAGAGATATGCTAGAAGGAGATCTTAGTAATCCAGATACATTACTTATAGATCTACTTAACAGAATGATAGCTAATCCAGAAGCCTATGATGATAAAGGTAATCTACTAGCAGAACTTAAAGTTATCTTTAAGACTAATCAACTGTACTATGATACAGCTGCAGATCAACTTAAGACAGAGATGACAGATGGCGGTATGAAACGTTCTGTTAACTCTATGGTTAATAAAGTTATGCAGTATTATAAATCTGCTATGGTTATACAGAAACTAAATACATTAACTTATAACCTTAATACTGGTAATATAAAGAAAACAGTTAGTGATGATGTAATGGATATACTACCAGAACTAGAGTCACTATGCCAGAAAACAACTACTAAAGACCCAGGTGTACTTAATACATTACAGCTCTCTTCTAAAGATGATATGGATAATATAGTTAATAATCTTAAAGCTACTAAAGAAGAAGGTGGTATACTTAAGACAGGTTGGGTACAACTTAATAGAATGCTACAAGGCGGATTTCGTAAAGGACAAATGGGTACTGTAAACTCTTTACAGCATAATTATAAATCAGGTTTTCTAAAATCTATCTTTATGCAGGTAGCTAGATTTAATAGACCGCAAATGAAAGATCCTAAAAAGAAACCAGCTTTAATATATCTTAGTTTCGAAGATGAAACTGTAGATACATTAGAGTATATGTATACCTATCTATATTATAACGAAAATAGAAAGCTACCTGAAAATACAGAAGATGATATTAAAAATCTTACTACAGAACAGATACAAGATTATGTTATTAAAAGATTAGGTCAGAATGGATTTGAAAGTATTATAGTAAGAGCAGATCCTTCTATGTGGACCTACCAGAGTATCTTTAATATGGTTAATCAATATGAAGCTAATGGTTATGAAGTACAGTTATTAATTTTAGATTACTTAGCTATCTTACCTACTACGGGTTGTGATAACAGTGGTCCTACTGGTACTGCGTTAAGAGATATGTTTAGAAGAATGCGTAACTTTTGTAGTTCTAAAGGTATAGCGTGCATAAGCGCTCATCAGCTCTCTTCGGAATCTAAAGCTTTAGTAAGAAATGGTATACAAGACTCTATGTTTGTAAAAGAGGTAGCTGGTAAAGGTTATACAGAAGGCTCTAAACAGATAGATCAGGTTATAGACTTTGAAATCTATATCTATAAAGCTAAGATAAATAAGCAATGGCATCTTACTGTATGTAGAGGTAAGCATAGAGGAGTAGGAATAATCGATGATAATTTGTTATACTTTACCTTACCGTTCCCATACAGAGCTCCTATATTAGAAAACATTAACGATGATCATATAGAAGCTAACGCCGAGGATGATACAGGTGATGATCTATTTGAATAACAAATATATCACATTCTTTAAAGAAAGGACTTAACGATTATGACATTAGGTCAACATCAAGAAGCCTTTATGCGAGATGTAAGTAAACTACTTATCTACTTACATCAAAATGGTTATGAAGTACGTGGTGGAGAACTATTAAGGACTCCTGAACAACAAGAAATCTACATTAGAACTGGTAAGTCTAAAACTAATAAGTCTAACCACTTAGTTAAATGTGCTATAGACCTATTTATATTTAAAGATGGTCAATGGTTACAAGATAAAGCATCTCTAGAACCAATTGGTAGGTATTGGTGTAGTCTCTGTGAGATTAACCAATGGGGTGGGTTCTACCAATCTTTTATAGATACTCCACACTTCGAAAGAAGAGTACAACAACCATAAGTATACTAGTAGGCATATGCCT